CCATGGAATAAAGGACTTAAGGGAGTTCAAAAACAAACTCCAGAGGCCAACGAAGCAAGAAGAAATCATATGCTTGGAAAAACCAGTCCAAACAAAGGTAAGTTTGGTTCTCTTAATTCTTTTTATGGTAAAAAACATAGTGAAGATTCTATTAATAAAATAAAAGAAACAAAAAAGAAGAAATCAACGGTAGATTAATTTCTCCATTGAGAAGGGGTAATTAGCATCTTTATAAAAAACTTTTCTCTGAGTTAAATGTTTTTTGGCAAACTTACAAGAAGATGTGATATCGTATATCATCACTTCGTCCTTGTCTTCGGCTTTTCTAATGCCTCTCCCAATGCTTTGTATAACTCTGACAAAGCTTTTTCCGGGTTCAATAAGAACCAAATTAAAAATACGGGGGATATTAATACCCACACTGGCCACACCGTAAGTCGCCACCATAACCTTGTTAGTAGAAGTTGCCACTTCATCATACTCTTCTTTTCTTTCCGTTAATTTAGTTCCGCCGCTAATAAAAACTGAATCAGTGATCCTACTTACTAATTCATTTCCTGCATTAACTCTATCTACTAAAATCAATGTATTACCGGTATCTTTTATTTTCTCAATCAATTCAGCTATCTTGTCTAATCTGGTTTTATCCTCCAATAAATGTTTTAATTCACTTTGATAATTTGAAAATTCAACCTTATCTTGTAATTGGATGATGTTCACATGACATTTAGCAAGTACACCCTGATCTTGTAAATCACTAGCAGAGAGCTTATTTATTACAGGACCTAAACTTACTAATAATGCTTGTGATTCAAATTTAGCTTTAGGTATAGTACCAGTCAATCCCCAACGGATAGGTATATGTGACATTGGTCCAGTAAGCAAAGTCTTAAGTCCATCTGCTTTTGCACTATGGACTTCATCAACCATTATACAAATAACACCTTCTAAAAATTCACCAATAGTTATTTCAGCTTCATGTGCTTTGGTTTTTTTAAGCATATTATTCAGGCTTTGCCAAGTGCAGATGGTATGCGTTTTGCCTACCTCTTTCCGATCACCAAAATATACACCTACATCTAAACCAAGATTTCTGTAATCCGCTTCAGTTTGTGTAACCAGACTTTTATTTGGTACAATAACAATGCTCCTACCATACATCTCTACACTATAACTTAGTGCAGCGGTCATAATAGTTTTTCCGGCACCAGTAGCAACTTCTTGCAATGATTGTGGATTAGATAAAAACTCATTGATAATCTGTATCTGATAATCTCTAAGTATGATTGGTTCACCCTCTTTTGGGTGACCTTTAGGCCAAGTTTTATGACAAAAGGTCGCTGTAGAAACTTGGTCAAAGTTGAAACTAGTAGTATATTGCCTGATATCTTCTAATTCAATATCATATCCAACCTTATCTAATACAGGTAATATCTCTGGTAATAGATTGATGTAAGTACTGCCAGCCAAACTAAAATAGCTTATTTTACCGTTCCAACGACCTAAACGGACACTTGGCAGATATCTTGCACCTGGGATCTCATATTCAAACATTTTGGATAAGGCTTTCCGTTCAGCTAATTCCAAGCCTTCTATCTTACAGTTGACCTCATCCTTAACGATTATTTTACATTGTTTCATTTGGTTTATTATATATCCTCTATAAGAATTTATCAAGTATAGAGGTAAAAAAAGGGGGATAAACCCCCTTGGAAATATCAATATCTCAAGACCGTTTCATAACAGTATTCTCGGCAAGACTACGCCAGTTAGTAGCAGATACTTTCACCAAGTCTGCGATTTTCAAACACATACGCAAAGACAATTCACGGAGTTTGCTTTTGTTTTGCTCCATGAAAGCAAGAACCTGATCACCTTCATCAAATTCAAAATCATAGTCTTTGAACAGACCACCCTCGGTGTCACGATGTACCTGCTTGATACGGAGAATCTTATCACGCTCCGTGTCAATAGTGAGGTCAAGAAAGTGACAACGAGATTGGAGAGCTTCCAAGTGATCCTGCAATTTCTTGGATTTGAGATTTTCAAATTTCAAGTTAGTGATAAAGATTGCCGAACCTTTGAATTCAAAAGCCTCGGGCACTCCTTCACGGCGAAGCATAGAGCTATCCGAGTTCCAGCAAATGCGCCGGCGTTTACCACTGTCAAGGGCTGCCTTGAGGATGTTAAGAGCCAGATCATCTTGGAATACCGAATCGCAATCGTCGAATACCAAAACATTTTTTGGATCAGAGTATTTGTAAAGGGTGCAATACAGACCAATCGGGGTCATTGCACCTTTGACGATCTCAAAGCGGATACGCTTACTAGCGATCCGATCAAATGTTGAAGATTTTTCCAATTGGGTTTCGACCCCAAATGATTTGCCAACTCCGGGAGGACCAGAAACGATCATAGCCCGGATATCACCGTTGATACATGCCTTGGACATATCATCAAGGATCTGAAAACGGGTAGCAATGCGATCCATTGCTTGTTCATCCGTTTCGGTTTCTAGTTTTGGGGTAACTTGTACTACATCGGTCATTGGTTCTCCGTCGAGGATTTCGAAGTTATTAATATTATTGACCTTCACTTTGACCACTGGGGTAGCGATATCAAATTGGCCATCATTTTTGACCGCGATGTATCCACCCTTTTTACCAAGTTGGAAACCTTTGACCAAGGTAAAGGTTTGATCTACCACGGGTTTGTTGCGATATGTTCCCGATTTGATTTGTACTGTAGTCATGTTTGATCCTGTGTTTCAGCGTATGAATATATTATATCACCAAGCCCAATTATTGTCAACCGATAACGGTGACACGGGGAGAATCGTCACGGTCCATGAACATCTCTCCCTGCCGGGGAGCGGTGAAGTAGTCAGTAGTAAACTTCCGATCTTCGGTACCTTGCCAAACCCGCTTGATGAATTTCGCGCGGAAGAGACCATCGTTTTGTACGCCAACAACCTTACCAACCATGTAGCAGTTGTCGATACCATTGAAGTCCAAGCTCTTAACAATGTCGCCTACTTGCATTTCCCGCTCCGTTATCTAACTGTCTAAGATTCTATTATATACCCAAATCCATTTATTGTCAAATTTTTTGCCGATCGCGCTCCGTTGCTACCAACAGACGGTACATGGAAACTGCAAGAGCAGCGATTACCAAAATTCCAAACCCAGTGAGCACTTGCTCTGCGGTAAAGTATTTTAGGGCTAAGTGTGCTACCAATTGGATAGTCAATCCAGCGGCAAGGATCAAGCCCATTTTAAATCCAGCCCGAACTTCAGGGGTTTGATTGTAGTAGGTTTTCAATTTAGTCAACATAGTTTTGTCCTTTAGTCAGAATACAAGTATTATATCACCTCGAGGAATTATTGTCAAATGTTGTTTTTTTACAACATTCAAACGATCCCGGCGATCAAAAGCATCACTACCAATACCCATCCTACCATGACTGCGATAAACACATCCCGATCTTTCAACATTTGAAATTCTCCTTGCTTTCAAAAAGTGCGGTATACAATTGGGCGTTACTGATTCCGTGGTCTTTATACCCCTGTTCTACCATATCAAAATATACAGAATCGGGTGATGAAGTTTTATATTTATCAAGAGTCATAAAGTAAACCCAACAATCATAAGTTTCATCATCCCTTTCCAAAGTAACGATTTTACGATCATAGTAATTTGGATAACCTTCTAGCAGATCCAAACTTTTTAAACAACGGTCAGTAATTTCCCAAAGTGCTCCTTGAATAGTTGAATCATTATCTTGTATGATATCAGCATAGATAGAAAATCTTAGCCTATGATTTGGCAGATTGATTTTACCCAATGAATAAGCGTTTGGACATCTATCTGCCATGCTGGCTAAGTTGGTATTCATACCGTAACCAAAGTAGTATAATTTTTTCATGTTATGCCACGATCCATTGAATAGTATCTTTGAATTGGATAGACTCTGATCCATCGTATTCATCAATTTTGAATTCAACGCCTTCTTTAACCCAGGCGATTTTCAAATCATCAGCACCACCAAAGTATCCATCACCATCATACTTTTCGTGGCAATAAGATAAAATAACATCCTCAGGGATTTTGCGTTCTACCATACCTACGACTACAGGATCGTACAATAACTCCTCAATCCCATGCCAACTATACCAACCAGCACCATATCCTGGGCTATACAATACAGCCACATGTCCATCGCGGATTACTTTTTCCATATTATGCGGCTTTCTCAAAAGGGCTACGGTTTAGTGGTTTGACACGGTGATCAAATTCTTGACCAACATAAAAATCAATCAACCGTCGTTGGATCATAGTGATCAAATCACCATGGTCATCTGGGATGATGAACCTAACCGGACATTGGCCCCATGTACCCAATTTTTGGAATTCAGCAAACCATTCACGATGCTGCGAATTGGTTGCGTCAAATGCGACCCAAGGTCGACCGATCAATGCAAGTTTACTCATTTATAGTTCCTTTTTAAAAATCCCATGTTTCAGCGTGTTTGTATATGATATAGCCAAGGGAGATAATTGTCAAGATGTAGTATTTTTACAACAGTTTCCAATTTAGCAGTTGGAAGTATTTCAAATCATCTATGCGTTTTGGTGTTCCAATACCAGCTACAGTTAATTCAGGATTTTTAAAGTGTTTATCCCAAATATGCTGTAATGGATTATTGATTTCTATTTGGATTTTATATCCCCAATTATTAGAATCTTTCAACCAATATTCTACACATTTAACTCTTTTATTTTTACGGGTTAGAGATTTGATCGGTGTCAATACGAAAGGAGATTTTAGTATATTGATTGAAGATGGTATCTCATTAAACTCTCTTTTTACTTCATCAAATTCAATATCAAATGAATAGAAATATGGTAATTTAGTTACCAACTTTATCATGGTATCTTGAAATTTATTACTATCACCATTAACATATTTTTGTAAATCTTTCCTAAATGGACTTAGTTGTAGTCCTTTTAGTGTCCACATAATAAGTTGTTGACCATAATATTTTCTAATTTTATTAGCCTCTTCTTTATCTTCAGTAGTTACCAATTTTACCACTTCATCATCTAAGATGTTATCTAATCTGATCCTATTTGGGATAGGAGGGTTAGAAATGATTCGTCTATGTGCAACGCTGATTGCCAATAAATCTTCAGTGGTTTCAATTATTTCATATCGTTTGATATGTTCAGAATTAGAATTGATTATTTTAAAAATATCATCTATTGGTGTAATTCCTTGTAAGTTCATATTGTTTAAATTAAGTGTTTGAGATGGATTATTCCCAAAATTCAAATTCTGTTGACCGGTAATTACACCGGGTACAGTTGTATAAACTAATGACATAATTATCCTATTGTAGTATCTTCCATGCCGGCTGATCTTAGCCTGACAACATGACCAAGCATAAAGTTTTTGCTTTCCAAACCTTTAAGAATTCCTAACCATTTATTTCTTAGTAAGGCTACCTCATTGATTAGAGATTCAAATTCAATCACTTCATCTTCGCCATCGGTATATTTTTCAGCATCACGGCTAGTCAATGCTCTATTATACGCTTCTAAATATTTTTGAAAATGTTTCCGGCGAATCTTCCTCAATTGAATATTGAAAAAGTTTAATACCGCTTCGATTTCCTGTAGTTGGTTGAAACGGTATTCGGTAATGCCAGGTAATGCGGAAATGTTCTTTTCAACATTTCCCCATATCTTAACATCCTGTTTAGCTGCAAGCAATTCAGATTCGTAATATGTTATAAAATCTGGTGTTACCGATATATCATTAGATACTTTTGTGTACCAATTCATTTATCACCAGTTGTCATCATCTTCATCTTCGTCATAAGAATCATCATATGGATCATTATCATCACCATATTGATCAGTCCACCCTTTTAATGCTGTAGTTAATTCAGTATTACCCTGAAAATGTTCTAGGATTTCATCTGGTTGATAGTCACTATCAATTAAAAAATCAACTAAAGAAGTTGCTGCATATTTTCTTTCATTTAAATCTATATGTGGGAGCAATGCTTCCCAAACTGCTGAAACAGTATCCAAAATCATAGTAATAGTTTTCCTAAAAATTAAAGTAATCTTTTATTTTGGCAACAACTGGTGCATCATCAAAATCGGATGAGAATTTATCTAAATATTCATTCAGATGTTTCTTCTTCAGATGATATTGTACTTATTTTATTTTGAGATTTTTCACGGAATTCAACCATTACTTTATCCAAACAATTATCATCATTAGATTCCCAACCTTTACGGAAAAGTTTAATTACTTCCCCATCAAGAGTAGTGTATACCAAACGATTACCTTCTTTATTTAGCATACCTGATTTTTCAAATAAATCTAGTAAACCAGAATAAGGACTCATTCCAGTCTCATAGGGAATCTTAACCTGAACACTTTCAAATGGTTTTGCATAGCGAGTTTTCATGATCTTACAAGCACTACGGATACCTCGTACCTCACTTACCTTATTACCATCCTCATCTTCTTTGAGTTTGAGCTTTTTCATAGCAACTACGATACTTGATGCATAGACGAATCCTTGACCACCAGAGATTTTATCATCTGGGTCAAACATGTCTTGACTTGCATAGGTATGGTTAGTAGCTACTAATCCAACATTATGATTACCAAACATATTAACGCAATTACGGACCAATGCGGTCAATGCTTTGGGTTTACGACCCATATCACCTTTCATGTCACCGGCGTCAAATTGATTAACATCAGTTGGTGTGAGTAACATACCTAATGAATCAATCACAAACAATACTTTAGGTTTATCCTCTGCGGGAAGAGTTTTGTAATCTGCCATAAATTTGCTAATTGTTTTAGCTACATCATCAATCATAGCCATATTCAATTTAAGCAATTTAGTTTCATCTGTGTCTACACCAAGAGCATGTAGCCATGCTTCGTCGAGGGCGTTTTCGCTATCAACTAGCACTACAAAGATACCTTGTTTTTGTGCATGACGGACCAAGTTTCCTGAGCAGATAAAACTTTTTCCTGATCCTGATTCTCCTGCAAATACAGTAACCTTACCAAGAGGTACTCCTTTATTGAAGTCACCTGAGATTAGATAGTTAAGTGCATAGTTACCGGTAGAGATCCAATCAGTTGGATCGTTGAATCCAATGCTAAGACCGTCGATGGATTTAGTGATTTCTTTACGAAATTTTGCGATATCGAATGGTTTTGCCATTTTAACTATCACGCTCCATTGTACAGGCTTCATTTACTAGTGCTACAAGTTGGTCTACATTTGAACACATGATTTTAGCACTGGTGTAATCACCTTTTTTATTACGACCACTAACTTCAATCATAAAGCCGTTGTCGTACATATTGATGGTAAAAGATTCATTTACTTTTACCAGTTTATCGCATAGATTATTTACTTGTTTTGCTGTTGCCATTTCCATTATCCTTATTTTAACGATGTAACAATCCGTTATTGTATATAGTTGTAGATTGTTTGTCAAGGTATTCGGGGCATTGATCGGCAATGTTATCTATTTCCCAATCCGTAGGAAAATGTTTGAGAGCCGATCTTGCTCGGTCTCTGATCAAACTAGGAACTCTGGGAGTACGACCTGGGTCGCATAGTTCTTCTAATAGTTTCTTACTTGCCTTTATGGCCCGATATCTTTCTTCTGTGGTTGTCATTGATGTTCTCCTAAAGAGGGGGAGGTTAGTCCCCCAATGCCTTTAAGCGGCTTTATTTTGCCTTGCGCGGATCATGGCCAAGATATCTTGAGCCTTGTCGCTAGAGACAGCAGCAGGAGGAACCTTTACTGGTTCGGCTGCTGCAACTTCATCTTCATCAAAAGATTCTACCTTAGGAGAATAAGTAGATTCTTGTTGAGGAGAAGTAGAAGATGAATTTTGAGGAGCATCAATTCCATATGGACGATAGTAGCTGCCCCATCGTTCAACATCATATGCCTGACCATCTACAGATGCTTCAAACATTTCTTTGATGATACGGAGTTCAGCTTCGTTTGGCTTTTTAGGCAAGAACTCAGCTAGATTGAATAAGCCATGTGCCTCGATAGCTTGTTGTTCTGCTTCAGTAAGCGGGGATTCTTTACGGGCCCAATTTGATGTAGAGTAATCAGCATAACCACCCTTACTATTTTTCTTGATATTGAAGTCAAGACCACGCATATAATCAGTGGGCAATTCTTCCATTTCAGGATCCATCAAGCTTGATTTGATGATAGTAAAAATTTGTGGAGAGATAACAAACCTACGAATTGGATTTGCAGGAGCTTTATCTTCACCGATTGGATTTTGACGAACAAACCCTTGAAACAGATATGAGCGTTTCTTCCAATATTTGTTAGCCATTTCTTTAAGAGTTTCGTCTTTATACCAAGGACGAACTTCTGCCAAGACAGGACAACTTTCTCCGTACATTTCCATGCATGGGACTTGAACTTCTACCCGTTTGGCCTCAGGATTACCTTTTACGCCATTGAATGGTAGTTTGATGATTTGTCGTTCAGCCCAGAAAAAAGTATTTGATGCATTACCATCTGGTAGGAAGCGAATGGCAGCGATTGTACCTTCTTCCATATTCCAATGAGGGTAGATTGAATTATCTGATTGAGCACCTGGGGTGCGTTGAGTTTTATTATCTTGTGCTGCGATACGGGCACGAATATCTGATAGAGAAGCCATAATGTTTTATCCTTTAAATTAAGATGGTCTTTGTTTTAGTAGTCGCCACACATAATTATGTGACTAACGAATCATAAGTATAAACTACTTACAGCGATCCGTCAAGTGTATTTATCACCATTATGGGAAAATGCGTTTTTTCCTATGTTTTTTTGATATTTTCCCTATGTTGTTTTTCTACAACGGATTTGACAATAATACCCAACCTGTGTAGAATAAATACTGTTGTGACTTAAATGGTATTTTTACTATGAAAAAATTAATTATAGCAGCAATATTTGGTCTAGGTGTCGTAGCTGGGGCATCTGCCGATTATGATTGGGATAATCCTTATACTTTATTTGATGCCCGGAAAGTTGAGACCAATAGAATGCGTGTAGAATGGAGACGGGTTACTGATGTCCAGGGTGTTTGTAGTGCGGAGAATGTTCGCCGGGGTCATCCTCCTATTCAGTATTCTATCAAAGCCTGTAGTTTTAATGATGACAAGAACACCGAATGTATTGTAGTAACTCATTTGACTACCTCGATGCATAGTTTAGGGCATGAGATGCGCCATTGTTTCCAAGGCGCATGGCACGGGTAATATTATATTTTTCTGCTACGGGCGATTACCAATCTTTTGTGAACCTCGTCAAGAGATTCTGATAAAGCTGTATTAGGTTTAAAACCTGCTTTTTCTAAGCGTTTTAGTAATCCATTGTATTCGCCTAATAGTGATATTGACATTGGATCTTTTTCAGATTCTAGGTCTTTAGCAAGAGAATTCAATTCATCAATAGCTTTTTGCATCAATCCTTGTAGTTCACCTGAGTTAAAGCCTTTCTCTTTAGCATCTTGACCAAGAACATCAGTAGGATCAGTACTTGCGACCTTTGCATCATCAGCAGCACCGCTTGGTTGTTCATCGGGTTGAGTTTTAGCGGGTGGTGCTTCACCAGGTGGTGTCATTGGGCCGTCGATCAGCGAACCCAAAGGTTCTTTGGGTTCCTCTGGCGTAGTTAGAGACTTATAAAGGTCATATGCCGTTATTCCGGCATATATTAAGCCTGCAGCGGTCATCGCAGTTTTTAACCACGGAACCTTTTTAGCAGCATCAAGTATTTTTGCTGCACCTGCAGGTGATCTTGCTGCTATTCTTGTTGCTCTTGCTGCTGCAATTCTTTGGCTTCTAGACAAATTTTGTGCATTTCTTGCTGCTTGTCTTGCCGCTGCATTAAAATTTGATTTTGCTGCTGTTCCAGCTGCACCGCCTGCTGCTCTTTGTGTTGCTCTTGCTGCTGCTTTTCTTGCTAATAGTTTACCACCAACCTTACTAGCGAGCCTTGCAAGAGGTCCCTCATCTAGTTGTTGATTATTTTCTTCTAGATGATTTAGACGAGATTTCAATTCTTTCAATTTAGTTGAGTCATACATGGCAATTCCTTTATTTTGTGATTCTGCTGTGATTCCAAGTCTTTTCATAGCTGTTTGAGTTTCTTGACCCAACTTACCATCTGCACCATACTTTGGCAATGCATTGGGATCTTTAGCAAGTATTTTATCTTGTATGGCTTTTACTTTTGGATCAAAATTTAGTTTGGTTGTTGGAACAGTTGCCGGTTTTGCTGTCGGCTGTGCATCTGATGTTGTATTTTGTTGAGTTTGCACCGATGGTGGAGTAACTGATGGTGCTGCTGCTGGTGGTTTTGCTGGTGTACTATATGCTTTTGCAATTTCCTCATCATCTGGAAACCAACTGCCAGTGCTGTACTTGTCTCTTATCGCCTGTGCTGCTATTGCTGGAATACCCATGAATGGTATGGCACCTGCACCTGACAATGCGGCTCCTGTTGTATCACCCAATTGCGCTCTATTTACCGCATCAGCAGCACTATAAGCTGCACCTGCATATGGAATAAATCTAGCAGCCTTTCCTGCTATTTTACCAGCAGTAGCTACTCCAGCTTTGTTTAATAAATTACCACCAACTTTTGTAGCAAGGCCGCCGATGGAAGCAGTACTTGCTACATCTCTAACATCGGCTGCAGCACCTTCAATCAAACGAAGTTTATCTAAAGAGTTTTTAAGTGAATCGTTCATATTATCTTTTATGGTTAATTAATCTCTTCATTGCTTCTAATTCAACATCTTCTGTTGTTAGACCCTTCATAAAATCACTCACTGATTGTTTAATACCACCGGCAGCACCCTGAAGAAATCTACCTGCTTTTTCAGAGGCACTAGGTTGACCACCCGGGCTCGCTTGTACAGGAGGTTGTCCAGCTGGAGCAGATGCACTTGGTGCAGCACTGGGTTGTCCAGCTGGAGCAGATGCACCGGGTTTATTTTTACCGGATATAGTGCTCATAGATTTCATACCACCATCAATCTTTTCTGTAACCGCATCTAATAACTTTCTAAATCTATCCTGATTTTTTTTGAGTTTTTCAGCATTTGCTGGTGTACTTGGTACAGCATCTCCCGGCTTTGCACCAGCTGCGCCTGCAGCGGCTCCGGCTGCACCTGCAACACTTGCTCCAACACCTGGCTCAGTTGCTTTCTTAATATCTAGAGTTTTATCATCTATATTTCCACCTGGCTCAGTTGCTTTCTTAATATCTAGAGTTTTATCTTTATCTACAGTTGTATCACCTTTATATCCACCAGGCCCTGCTGCTAAATTTTTTGCTACAGCAGCATCAGTACCGGTAGCATCATCATTAGCTTTACCAATTGAAGCTTTTTCTACTGAACCGGGTCCTTTTGTTGCACTACCCACATCTTGTGCATCTTGTGCATCTAC